GCCTTCCGCCTGTTCGACCATGACGATAATCAGGCGACGGGCGCGATCCTCGGAACTGGCGATGGAACGCTCGCCACATTCCAGCTCGTGAAGACGTACGCGATCGGAGGACGCACCTACTCCCGAACGATTTACAAGCCGATCACTCCGGACGTCTCGAACTATCAGGGTGTCGCGCTTACGCAGACAGTGAAGCCGTACTTCAACGGAACGCCGGTCGCCGGAGGCGCCTGGACGGTGGACGCCACGACCGGGATCATCACGTTTTCGCCCGTACCGGGCGCGGGAGTGGTCGTCACGGCCGACTGCCAATTCGATTTCCCCGTGCGATTCGATACCGACGATCTTCCGATCCAGATCGAGGAGTCCGACGTCGCCGGCGGAAACCCGATTATCTCGGTCAACTCATTTCAGCTGATGGAAGTGCGAGCGCCGAATTTCTGATATGAAAACGATCTCTACGGCTCTGGCTGCCCACTTAGGGCTGTCCTGTACAACGGTTGCGATGCTGTGGAAAGTTACGCGCGCGGACTCGACCATCCTCGGCTTCACAAATCACGACGTCGACATCACCTACAACGACGGCACGGACACCGTCGATTACAAAGCACTCACCGGCTACACACCGAGCGCAACCGAATCGGGGTCCGATCTCGGAACCGATAATTTGCAAGTGGTGGCCTTTCTCGATTCCGCCGCGATCGATGAGGACGACCTTCGCGCCGGCCTCTACGATTATTGCGACGTGCAAATCCGCCTGGTGAATTACTCGGATCTCACCATGGGCGATTTGAAGATCCGCAAGGGCACGCTCGGCCAGGTGAAAATTCAGAACGGAGAATTCACAGCCGAGATCCGCGGGCTCACGTTCTGGCTGACCACGGTGATCGGCGATACCTTCGGGCCCACCTGCCGCGCGGACCTCGGCGACGCGACATGCACGATCGACCTAACGCCGCTCCGTCAAACCGGATCCGTCCTCAGCCTCACCGACAATCAAACTTTCATCCCATCCTCCGGGCTCTCGCCGGCGCAAGCCGGATATTTCACCGACGGAATTCTGACCTGGACTTCAGGAAACAATGACGGATTCGAAATGGAAGTCTCGGAGTGGGACGGGACGACCGTGACGCTTTTCGAATCCATGGCGAACGATATCCAGGCCGGCGACACGTTCACGATCGAGCCGGGATGCGATAAGACTCCGGCGACTTGTCAGAACAAATTTACAAACATCGTCAACTTTCAGGGTGAACCTTACATTCCGGGCATGGACGCGATCCTGCAGTATCCGGATGCTGTGGGCTAGCGATGCCGAAATGCGACAAATGTCCGGAGCTCGCCACGCGCGGCACTCACCACACGGTCGAGATCCCGGCGGCGCCGGGCGAGTGGCGCGAGTTTCGCGACGCGGGACCAATACTCCTGGGATGCAGCGTGCATCCGCCGGAGCCTTACACAACCTATCTCGACGGCCGTGTGATTCGTTTATCGCGAGCCGTTCCGGAAAGAGTACCGGAGGCAGGGAAGTGACCACTCGAGCGGACGTAGTAAAGGCGGCGCGCGGCTATGTGGGAACGCCGTTCCGCCATCAGGGCAGAATCAGAGACATAGCCATCGATTGCGTTGGCCTGGTGCTTTGCATCGGCGAGGACCTGCAGTTGTCCGATCGTGCCGGCGTTCCATTTCAGCGCGCGGATTATCCGGACTATGCTGCGCAGCCTACCGACCGTTTCGTCCTCCAGGAGCTCCGCCGGCGCGCGATCGCGAAGCCGATCGGCGCGCAACTCGAGCCCGGTGACATTCTGGCGATGCGGATTCCGCATCTGCCTTGCCACGCGGCCGTCGTCGTCGATCGCGCGGACCGTCTGTACATGATTCACGCCTACGATTCGGGGCCCCGACAATGCGTCGAGCACATTATCTCGACGGCCTGGCGCAACCGCGCCGTCGGAGTTTTCTGTTTTCCGGGAGTCACTGAGTAAATGGCGAGGATCGCTATCATCGCGGGGATCGCGGCGCTCGGCGCCGTCACCGGAGGCTTGGCCGCGGCCGGCTTCGGGATCTTCGCCGGCACGTTCGCCGGCGGATCCATCCTGGCTGGAATAGGGCTAGGCGGAAGCCTAGGACTCTCCGCGGGCGAGCTGGTCTCCTCACTCGTCGTTCATCCCACTGTCGACGGGCCGCGCCTTTCCGATTCGCAAGTTTCCGGATCCGCGAACGGCGCGCCGATTCCGTTCGGCTACGGCGGCTTTCGCATGGCCGCTCAAATTATCTGGAGCTCCGGAATCATCGAGACGGCGACGGACCAAAGCCAGAGCTCGAAAGGAATCGGATCGCCCACCACGCTCACCTACACCTACACGATCAGTTTCGCAGCCGCATTTTGCCAAGGTCCTGCATCGGTCACGCGAATATGGGGCGATTCAAAGTTGATTTACGACTCCACGTCGAAAGGCGCGGTCACATCGGACACCTTCGACACCGGGTTGCAGAACACGGGCAAAGGCGAAAGCGGCGGGCAGACGACTGTCGTGATCCCGATTATTTATCCGGGAAACGAGACGCAGGATCCCGATCCGACGATCCAGGCGGCCGAGGGAATCGACCAAACGCCGGCGTTTCGAAATATCTGCTACGCGCTGTATAACAATCTTCCCCTCGCCGATTTCGGAAACCGCTTGCCGAACATTCGCGGCGAGATCGCGACCGCCACGACTGATTCATTCGTGAAGGACACATACGTCCCGATCAACCTCGCGATACCGACAGTCGGCGGAGGCGGGACGACGATTTACAATCCGACCTTTTGTTACGTCGATACACTCGACCGCGTCGCGTTCATCGTCGATTCCGAAGGCCGAACCGCGGAGCGGATCGATCTCGCCACCACGAATACGGAACCGCTGCAGGCCTGGCAAGCGAGCACTCCCACTCCGCTCGGAACGCAAATTCTCGATAACGTCGGCAACGTCCAGACTGCGACCTCCGTTTCGGGTGACACGAAAACTGGATCGACGCAACCGGTCTGGACGCCTGGCGGCGAAACCGAAACGACGAGCGACAACAATGTGACCTGGACAAACACGGGACCGGGACCGGACGCAATTCTGATAACTGCGAAAGGGATCCTCAATCCGTTTTTGGAATCCGGAGAGACGTTCACCGGAGGTTTTGCAAACAATCTGCCGCTCGGCGGCGGGATCGATACGCGCGGACATTTTTGGGCCAGCTTCCAAATTACGAAAAGCTCCTCGGCGCAAGAGTACGCAGTGCAATTCGATTCCTCGACAATGGTGGCAATTAACCGCGTGGCGATTCCTTCGCCGGTGTTGGCCATGTCGTTCGCGCAGATCAACGGCGAGGATCTGGTCTACATCACCACGGAATACGGCTTTTCCGGTGGCGCCATGCTCTACGTCATACGCTCTAAAGGCGCGAGTATGAAAGCTTCCGGCTCCTGGATCCCCTCGACCGATCCGGTGTCGAGCACAAACGGTCCCGTCTATCCGACCGTGGACCCGGCGACTGGAATCTGCTACATCGTGACTTTTCCGGGCGGGGGATCGCCCTGGGAATGGAACGTCACCGTATTCGATCCGCGCTCCGGCGCGGCCGAACCCTCAAGTTTCCAATTTCACGGCGACTCGACGCATGGCACCGGTGTCGTGGCCATGTTCGATCCGATCGACGACACGCTGATCGTGTTCACGGATAACGGCTCGCTCTACAAGGTTCGAGTTTCAGATATGACGGTCGTCGCCTCGGCTGCGAGCGTCGTGGGCAATACGGGCAACGGGGTTTACAACTATCCGAAATGGAACCTGGGAACGGTCCCGAGCGTGGGACTTTTCATCGCGCTGGACAGCTCTGACAATCTGCTCTATATCGACCATTCCACACTCGCTGTGCAGAGCACGATCGCGGAGCAGGAATGGTTCGCCGCAACGCTAGGGGGGAATTTTAAGGATGCGCAGCTCGACCCCATCACTCTTTCGCTGGTTTGCACGCCGCCTGGTGGCGGCGGAAATTATTCGACGTTCTCTTTCCGGATCTATCTCAATCGCCAGGAAGTCGCGAGCGAGACGCTCGATAGCATCGTTTCGGATCTGTGCGGGCGAGCTGGACTCACGAGCGATCTGATCGACGTGTCCGCGCTTTCCTCGCTCTCCGTCCTGGGCTATGCCATCACGCGAAATTCCGATGTGAAATCGTGCCTGGTCCCGCTCGTTGCCGCTTTTTTCTTCGACGCTGTGGAGTCCGATTTCGTTTTGAAATTCGTTACGCGCGGCGGGGCTGTGGCCATGTCGATTCCGGAGGACGACCTGGGCCTGGATTCCGACAAATACAAGCTGGTGGAAACCATCTCGCAGGAACACGACCTGCCGAAAGCGATCGAAGTTCTGTATTCCGATCCCACGCTCGATTATCAGAACGGAAAGCAGCGCAAGGCGAGGCCGGCGCGCGTGGTGAAGACGAAAACAAAGACGGTCCTTGAGCTCCCGCTCACCATGGAAGCGGATACGGCCGCGCAGATCGCAGCCAAATATCTGCAAACGATTTGGAACGAGCGCAACCAATACGACTACAAGCTGATTTCGCCGAAGTATCTGGTACTCGATCCCACCGACGTCGTCGAGTTCACCTACGAGGGAGACACATTCGTCGAGCGACTGATTAAAGGCACCATCGGCCAGGACCTCGTCTCGGATTTCAGCGGCTGCTCGGAAGATCCGGCCAGCTACGTTTCGAGCGCGACGGGATCGAGCGGATCCGGATTCCCGCCACAGACTTTGAATCCCGCGGCGCCGACAACGCTTTACATCATGGATCTTCCGCTACTGGCCGATACCGACAATCCTCCGCCTGGAACTTCCGGCTATTACTTCGCCATGGCCTCGGCCGCGCCAGGCTGGCCGGGAGGAGTGCTCTACAATTCGCCCGACGATCAAAACTTTACGCAGGTCGGATTCGCGCAGTCCGCGATCCAGTACGGATCGGTGGGCCCCGCGACGCCGGCGCCGGCGGGAGCTTCTGGGCCGTGGGTGATCGATCTCACGACACAGATCACGGTCCGCGTTTTCGGCGGCGGAACTCTTTCGAGCACGTCGCTGATAAATCTATTGAACGGCGCGAACGCTTTCGTCCTGGGCGAAGAGCTAATCCAGTTTCAGACCGCGACGCTCAATGCCGACGGATCCTACACGCTCTCGAACCTGCTCCGCGGCCGGCGCGGCACCGAATGGGCCGCAAGCCAGCACGTTACCGGTGAAGTCGCGCTATTCCTGCCATCCGGCCTTCACCGGAACAATGTCCCGGTGTCGCTCGTCGGCCTCACTCAGTATTACCAGGCCGTCACGATAAAACAGCAAAGGAACCTCGCGAACTCGCAAACCATCACGCTGCAGGGCAATGATCTGAAGCCCTACGCGCCTTGTCACATCACGGGATCTCGGGACGGCTCGAATAATTTGACGACCGATTGGTTCAGGCGCACGCGGATCGGCGGCGATGCGGATTGGCTCGACGGCGTCACCGACGTTCCCCTGTCGGAAGTTTCGGAAGCTTATAGCGTCGACATTCTAGTCTCCGGAATCGTAGTCCGAACATTCAACGGCCTCACGAGCCCGACGGCCGTTTACTCGGCCGCTGACCAGACCGCCGACGGAATCACGCCGGGCGATCCCGTGAACGTAAACATTTTCCAGATCTCCGCGAGCGTCGGCCGAGGCTTCGCCGGCGTCGCGACCGTCTAAGGGGAAAAAATGAGCAGCAATCATCTTGCAATCCCGCTTCTTGTCGATTCGCAAAGCTCGAAATACGTGACGGTGAACGACGCGATTAACGCGCTCGATGACGCCATCTGCCAGGAGCTCGCCGTCACCATGACGGACGCCGACTACACTTTCGCCTCGGCCGACGCTCTGGGCAGCTTCGTATTCGTCATGTCAGCCACGCTGACGGCCGCGCGAAACGTGATCGTGCCGAGCGTGGAGAAACCTTACGTCTTCAAAAATTCGACGACTGGTGGCTTCAAGATCACAGTGAAGACGTCCGCCGGAACTGGAATCGATGTCCACACCGGCGACGGGTACGTCATGGTCTATTGCGATGGGACCGATGTCGTCGCAGTTGGCGCGGCCGGATCCGGAGCTACCGCGTTTACCGGACTCTCGGACGTTCCCTCGTCTTATTCCGGCGCCGGCGGCGAAGCCGTGGAAGTGAATTCCGGCGCGACCGCTTTGGTTTTCGCTACAAAACCTTTCGATGTGGGAGTGTTCGCGCCAGGCGTGGGAACGAATTCGCAAAAGCTCGCGAGGATCCCGATTGCGCGCGCAGTGGTATTTCCATCGGGCGCCGCGGCTTCGGTCGCGAAAGCGTCCGCCGGGGCCACGGGTTCGACGACTTTCACTCTTTCGAAAAACGGGAGCTCGTTCGCCACGGTGAATTTCGCCACGAGCGCGACATCTGGAATATGGACGCAAGCATCGGACGCAACTTTCGCCGCGGGCGATGTGCTTGAGATCGACGGGCCAGGCACGGCCGACGCGACGCTCGCCGACGTCGGCATCACTCTCGCGGGAGTTCGTAGCTAATGAGCATCTTCGGAACTGCGGCAACTGGAAACGGCGGAGCGCGCTTCGCGAACTCTCTCCCTGCGAGCGCGGTGGACACGGCCACGGGAGACCTGATCGTAGTCGGCGTCGGATGGTCCGACGGCGGAACGGTGACAGGCGTTACCGACACCGCCGGAAATACATACTCGCCGCTCACAAAACGCACTGGCGGCTCAACGGGCTACCTGCAGTTTTGGTATGTGATCGGAGCAACGGCCAATGCATCGAACGTGGTGACGGCCGCGACATCGCTGTCGAATAATTACAGCACTATTTTTGTTTGGGACGTTCCCGTCACCGCGACGCCGACTTACGACACGGACTCGGACGCCGGTACGGCGAGTTCGGGCGATTCCGGAGCTTTCACGACGACCGGGACGGACGAGCTGGTCCTGGGATTCTCGCTCGATGGATTCGGGAGCGACAGCTACGCGGCTGGAAGTGGATATACATTCGACGGCGATTACGGCACGTTCAGCGGCGCCGCGCATGGAGTGTTCTCGACGACGCTATCCGGCGCGGCCACGATTTTTTCCAGCGTGCCGAGCACGTCCTATGTGATCGCGGTCGCGTTCAAGGGCGCCGGCGGACCGCCTCCGCCGGCCAGCGCGCAGCCGGTCGTTTGCATCATGCAATAAAAAATAACAGGCCAATCGAGGGAACTATGAACATCCGCGTCTTAGGCGAGGATTCGCCGGAGGCTCGCCTCGCGGCCGTGTGTGTTCGAACGGCGCACAGAATAAGACTCTTGCTCGGCGCGACTCCGGACTATGCCGACTTTCGCGACGACCTCAGGAAATACGTGCGCCTGGAGATCCTGCTCGCGCGCCTCGAGGAATGCCGCGTGCCTTCGAATAAGCGGTCCGATCGGCTGCGCGAGATCCTCGCACAGCTGGCCGAGCTGCAGCTGGAAGATCTGTGACCAGCATCGAGATTCAACTCGGCGTCTACGCGGCGCAGCTGATTTTTTTTCTCGGTGGATTGTATTTTCTGATTAAGCAGCTGCGCAAGGACCTGAATGGCGTGGGCTGCAAGGTGCGCGCCATCGATGAGCGCGCGGACGACCGATTTTTTATCACTGCGCTGGTGCTTCTGATTATTACGCCGGACGACAAGAGAATCGAGCTAGCGAAACTCTTAGCCGCGGCCGGCAAAGGAAAAAACCGATGAGCTCTAAAACTGTGATCCCTCCGTCCATGCCTCCGATCGT